GTAAGGGCTGTACGAGCAAGGCCTGCAGTAGTCCCCACAATACCCTGACTAATTTGCTGTCTTGCGTATGCTTCTCTCGCTTGCTCACCTTTGAGCTCGTCGTAGGCGATACCAATGTCGAACGTAGCACGCTGCTCTCTTCTCTGAATCTCTCGCTCTCTGGCCTGGGCAAGGGAGCCGAGTGCTTGAGTTTGCAGACGTTGCTGCTGAAGAACCTCCTGCTGTTGAGCTCTCTGTGCCTGAGCTGCTGCAGCCAGGTTAGTGCCCAGCCCCCGAGCGCCGTACTGCTGCGCTGCAGCTACGTTAGTTGCTAGTCCTCTGTTTATGTCTTCAGTACGCATAGCCAGCAAGCGCTGGTCGTACGCCTCCTTCTGCATGTCATAAAACTCTGCAGGAGTACTAAGTCCTGGACGTGTAGCGTAGGCTGCGTCAACACCCGCCTCTGCACCTGCGATGTCCACATCCTTCAAAGCGCGAGCACCCTGAGTGATATTCATGATTCCGCCTGCAATCTGACCAATACCACTTGCTGCGCCAGCGATAGTGTCCATACCTCCAACCCTATTCGACTTTGTTGAAGCCGCTGCGGCGGCGGCGTCAGCCGGAGTTTCTGTTACCGCTGCACCTATCTCTGATTCGCCAAAGCCCAAAGGAATGTCTGCCTCTTCTGCCAGGGGGATTTCCTGAATGCCCTGAAGTGTTTCGTACTCTCCAGGGATGTCTGCCCTTGTTGGCCCGGCCACGCCTGTTAACCCAGGGGTAACACCCATCGTCGGTGCACCTAAAGAAGCATACCCAAACTGAGCGCCAGCGGGAGCATTTACAGGTGCTCCTGGAACCACAGGAAGGTCTCGACCAAAGTCAATACCTCCGGGGTTGGGATACATTGAAGGAGAGCCTATTACGCCTGGAGCCATTACATCAGCGGGGTCGGTATACGGACCTGCAATTCTTGGTGACATGTTATAGCCGTAATCAGAAGCCACATCGGCTCTTTGATAGGCAAGGTACTCTGGTGTGCCTGGTGTATATGGATTCCCGTTCATCTGTTGCAAATTTAGTTAACTCTGTCGTTATGAAGACGAGACCTCTCGAAGATAGCGTTGATAGCGTACAGCTCGTTTCTGGTGCTCGTGTTTGTATTGGTGAGTCTAATCTTCAGGTAGTAGTCACGGAGGTGGTCACCAGTAATAAAACCGCTGTCGATTGCTGACCTGGCAATCAGAACGTCACTCGCTGAAATACCTGTCGTAGAGCTCACAATCAAAGTGTTTCTGCTGTCGACGCTACTTACGGTTCGGGTTGTGTCAGTGCCGTCGCTTTTGAAAATCTTGTCACCTATGTTGAAAGGTATATTGTTGACTCTACCTACAAATGTGATTTTGTTATTTCCTGCATCCACTGAAGCCACCTTGCCCAAAACAATTTCATCAAGATGGCTAGTGCTGCTAGTGTCACCAGGCATGTCGCAATACAGCATTCCTTCACGGAACCCATCGCCTGCTCTAACGTTACCATCGATGGCCTGGTCCTTCCACATGTTCGCGGTAATCGAGGACGCCTGCTCCCTATTGCTCAAAGCTGCTGTCCACACAGAGTCACCCTCAAGACTCAAGGCTTTGTACAGCTTCACCATTGAGGGGTTAATCTTAGAAATAACCTCAACAATCACATTGTTAGATACCCCGTAAAAACTTGCTATTGAAGCACTTGGGCTGTGCAGCCAAGGGACTCCGTTCTTAAAGGTGACCATGTTCTCGAAGCACGGAGCAATGCCATCAGGGACAAAGTCGTACTTCGTGGTCCACACGCCTTGCTTGTAGTTGTAAGCAATGTTGTTGTCAATAGACGAAGTTGTAGCGCTCTTTTCAATCTGAACGTCAGAGCCACCGCCTCTACCTGAAGAGCCACCTTCATCAAGTGTGCCCAAGGACTGTTTACCCTGAGCTCGAGTCATCTTGGCAAAGAAGTCATTTCTTTGGTTCGTGACAAGCAGGTCTGATGTACTCTTGTCAAAAGGCACGGTGGAATCAATGAAACCAAGCTCTGTGGGGCTGTCGGTGTAAACCACGCCCTTGCCTGCCTCTTCCCACTCCAGCAGGTGACCGTTCCACGTTTGACTTTCGTTAACAATATCCAACGCACTGCCCGCAGTTTCATACACAAGCTTGAGTCCAGAGAGGTCAAACTTAGTATTGTCGCTCTTGGACATGGGCAACGTACGTCCCCGTACACTTCCGCCTGAGCTAATGGTTCTTCTAACAAAGGTCTGGAAAGAACAGATAAGCTCGTCTTGGTCTGGGTGAATGCCAAGAATTGCACCGTTGACATTGTTACTGCTCTGTACGGTAGCCAGCTTCTCCGCAAAAAAGTTGCTGACTTTAGCGTCACTGATGACCCTGAGCTGCCCGCCGGATACAGCACACACTACGCCTCTTTCTACATCGGTAAAGTAGACGATACCATCGTACTCTGTAATCCCGCGAGAGAACATACCTGGACCATATTCAGAAGGCAGGTAGGTTTCTGTGCCCATGACGTTTTGAGATGTGATGAGCATACCACCTTCAGCTGTTTGGATGTAGTCTCTGCTGATAGGTGTTCTTGACACCTTTCTTTGCTGAAGGACCATGATAGATGAGCCCTCGTCATACATCTTCGCAATAGCTCCATTCCTTAGGGAGTAATCCTTGAATGGGAACAGCGAAGGGTTGAAGCTAGACAGCGCGAGCAACTCTCCGTCAGAAGCATACACGTCACTGTAGGTCACTGAAGACCCTCTTTCGCTGGTGCGGAAGTCCGGATTAAAAACGTGAGGTCTGCCGTAGTGATAGTTTCTTGTAACAGTAGTTGGCAAGAAATCGTTAAACCCTGGGTCCTCGATGTTCGTAAGCCTGTAGTTCGACGAGGTGCTTGACGACAAGTCTGATGGGTCATAACCAGCAGCGGTTGTGTAGGCAGAAGCCCTCATGTCTCTCTTGCGGAAGTAAGTGTCGCCCTGATTGCCCAGGTGCACAGCTTTAGCATTAGGCTTGCTAAAGGTGCAGAAAGCAGACGCTGTTGTGACCTCGCCGTAGGTAGGCGTGCTACCTGTAAATCCATTTAAGGGTTGTCCGCTATTAGGAGTTACCCTATATCTGTAGTAAGTGAATCCACCAGAAGAAGTGGACTGGTAGAACTCTCCAAGAATCCTTACCACCGTATGCGAGGTGAAGCCTGAACTAAAGCTCGCACCCGACTCAAAACCGCCCACACCAAAGAACTGCTCTAGGTCGTCTCCAGAGCTTACGTTTCCTGGAAAGCTAGACGGCAATATGGTGTCTCCTGCAAAGAGGCGTTGCTTAGTTTGAATTATTCCAGGTTCAACAAACGCGACTGGCCCGTTGGTTGCGTCAGCGGTATAGACGGAGTCAAGCCTTGAATCATCGTTTACCGGGTAGGACTCACCAATCTCGTAGTAGACAACCTCATCCTTGTCTGGCTGAATCTTTGGCCTAAGGATTTCTACAACGACGTTGTCGCTCCAGTTGTTTCTTTCACTAGCTTCACCATCAGAACGGCGCACGTCTTGAGCTCTGAAGCCTCCGAAACGGGAGTTGTCCTTAATAATAAGCATCCACCCAGAGCGCCTGTACTCTCCGTCACTGGTGAAGTTTCCGTCCTCTCCATTAGGGAGAACGAGTACATTCTTGTCTGAGTTATTTTCAAAGTACTTGTAGTCAATGATTTCAAAGAAAAACTCATTGGGGAATACGATGTCTGGTCCTTCTCCATCACCAGCAGAGTAGCTTACAATACGGAGCTTATCTCCGGGGCGGAACTCGTAGTTTAACTTGGCACTCTTGGACTCTTTGTACGAATCTACTTTGCCTTCAAAGAATCTGAATGGAATGTACAAAGCATTGCTCACGATACCTGCTGACTCAGCAGCCGCAAGACTCGGGAAGTTGGTTTGGGCTGTAGCGTCTGTGCCTTGCGCATCGCTAGATTCCAATGTTTCCTCCAGGTTTTCGCCGTCATCGAATGATGGGTCACGAATAACAACCTTGGTCATGTCAGCAACAAGCGCCTCGGGTACGCTGTGGGTCAGCGTGGACTCGTAGAGAGAGTTTCCTGGGTATACAATTTGGTACCTCTCAGCCCAAGTCGGGATGTAAGAGTCATCAAATACAACATCAATATCGTAGGGTACTAGTTGTTGAACTTCGTTACCCACCACAGAGGTAGGCGTACCACTGAATGGGACATACGATTCTGGCAACAAGTTGACAGACGAACTCCTGTTTCTGTGGTCATAGAATACGACGCCAAGTGGGTGGTGAGACCCTGAACGAAATGTCATGCGATTGTCACCAACATCACTTCCTAGAACACCTCCGCCTGTGGATACGGTAATCTCCGTAGTGCTTGACTCGCTGCCCCAGTTGAGGCAGAATGTTCTGTACAAATCTCCCGCTCCAGTTGCGCTGTCGTCACCGTCAATGCCGCTCTGACCTTCTTGCAAACTAAAGCTAACAGGTCCGCCTGAGATGGTCTGCCTGTTTCTCTCACCCGGGATGCCTATGTCTTGAGATAAAAGTGCAACGTCCCTGTCGGTAACCATGGGGCCATTATGAGCTACTGTATGGTACTCAAAATATGCTGAACGACCCACATACTCAACCACAATCTTAGCTCCCTGCTCAAGGACTGTCGGCTGCTTGGGCTTGAGCTTAATGTAAGAAGGAGATTGAGAGCCCAGCCCCTTAAAGTAATATCTGCTGTTTGCGCTATCCGACCTCTCGTCCAGAAGCGCTCCGCCCCCGACAGTAGTGTATTGAAAGAAGTTCCCGTGAGCCGTTCCTCCGCCGTTTCCACTTATATCAATCTCGGTTTGGTCCTCGTAGATTGCGTCTCTAATTTTTTGAGCAATGGTCTCACGAGTATCTGCACTCTGTACGTTTATCCCGACAGAGATGTTTGATTGCCCATTAAAGTCTTCAGAATCTCCTACATAGCAAACACTTGCTACCCGAAAAATATGAGCATTTGAGCCCGAGGCACTTGTGTTTTCTCCATAAGAATCTCCTCCTGCCAGAAAATCTACGTCGACGTCTCTGGTTGGGTTTAGTGCGTTAAATACACCATACGCTGGCTTGTACTTTATTTGCTTCCTCAATGCCCCCTCTCTTTCAGGCTTTGTTGGAACAATGTACGTCCTCCCGTAGTGAACGGTGTAGTTCAGATTGAGGTCAACTGGCACTCCAAAACCTTCAGTCGGTATAGAAGACAGGTCAATCTCTACAGATAGAGGTTGAACAGAGGAGTTTCCGATTCTTCCAGAATGCTCTCCGCTCTCAATGTTAGTGTCTCCATCAGACGTAATGTGCCACTTAGGGTGTCCATAAACATCCTCTGCAACACCGTGCGCCCACTGAGACTGGTAGCCGTAGTATCCATGACCGCCAAAGTAGTCCAAGGAAGTCCCGTTGACGTTTGGTGAGAAGTGAATAAGGTTAGATTCACTAGAGCTGCCTGCAGTGATGTTCTCGCTGAACGCAGTACCAGACTCCGTCTCATTTCCACTTAAGCTCGTAGTGACTGTGTACTGCCCCTCTGCCGCAGTGAAGCTTCCTGTAGCAATACCAGAAGTGACGGGGAATGATTGAGTTCTAAGCTCAGCGCTTTTGTCAATCGTTTCCGGCCATTTAGGAATATCAAATCCATCGACGTAGTTGCCGAAGAACAATCTGTTGTCAGAGATGCAAAGAGCCTTAGCCTTCAGTGGCACAGCGTCGTAAAGCTTGTTGACCTCCTGGTCAGCAACAAACCTATACGCTAGAGCATTTGTGAAGTTCGTCGTTACATCGGGCTGCTCTTGGTTTGTTCTTATTTCATCGAACACCACAAAGGAGCCAGAGTTTCCAGCCCTTGCCAAGAAACGAACTGCCTTCACATCGCCATCAAGAAGGTCGTTAGCTGAGCTGTCAGTCGCCTTGGTAAGTACTACGTCGATTGAATCAAAGGTAGTAGAGTACAAGTCCGACATCGTGCCGTCCACATTGAAGTGGTCGTCAGAGTAAGTCAGTTTGGAGTACGGGCCGATGGCAGAAACCTCACCGTCTACGTAAACGTACTGACATGCGAACTGAAACGCGCGGTCAATGACTCTATTGTTGGCGCTTCCTTCAGAAGATGTAATAAAGCTAAAGGTGGGCGGAATGACAGGCGGCCTCTTGCAGACAGTGATGTAGTTGCTCACCGCTGTATCCGTGGAGTCGTTGGCCAGCTCCTCGTACCTTCCTGTGAGGAATCTTGTTACGTTAATCTTTTTTGGCTCACTGTGACCGTCTGTAAAGTACAGCAACGTCTCTCCCTTACCTGTCTTTACAACTTCACCCTGAACGTGAGAGTTCTCAAAAAACTCAAGAGCATCATTCTGAAAAATTTTAACATATACATTGTTCTCGGACATGTACATGTAGACGCCGTGCGCATTGCCAGAGTTGAACAAGAAAAAGAATACCACACCCTCTGCATCAAAGCTTACTGTGCCAAGGATGCTGTTGTTTCCGCTAGACGGTACAGTGTCGGCAGTTGTTGCGGGACTTACCTGAGCGTTGCCAAAGGCCTGCTTAACCACCCCAGCATTGTTGTCATCATCTGTAGAGATGTGAACGTTTTTCGCGTCCGTCATCTCCATAGACTTCACCAGGCGTTCATCGTCATCTAGATTTAGATAACGAGGTATGAGCTTGTCAATAGCCATCAGTACTTAGGAGCTTGCTTGAAGTTCTTGCGAATCACGCGGAAGGCCTCATCTTTGTTGAATGTCTTAATACGTGCGTTGGCCTTGCGTCTTTCGTTGTAGTATTCTTGTCTAGCTCTTGCTTTTTCAGACATAGGCACACCGCGCTTACGCTCGATGATTTTGTAGTACATGTAAGACCGCAAAGCCTCCTCAGCTTCTACGGGCACTTGCTTGTTCTTGGCTCTTGCCTCATCTGCTACATACTCCACCACAATGACACCGCTGACACCTGAGTCAGTTTCCAACCTGTTCTGGTCTCTGTTCAGCCTGTACTCACCTGCGTAGATACCCCCACCCAATCCGTAAGTTCTTCCTGTGGCCTGGTTGTATGCGTAGTTGTTAAAGATAAGCGCCTCAGTCTCCCCAAGGATACCGCCACCTGAACCAGTAGTGTCGTCAACTCTGTCGAAGAATCCGTCACTGTCGCTGTCAACGGGGTCGGTGACATTGGTGTATGCCTGAGACATGTTCAGGTTGACGTTGTGGGCAAGAGGGTACACCATACCATCAGAGCCTGCAAGTCCTACCCGCGTGATGCTTGCAAAGTCATCGGGCAAGGTGTATGTGCCGTTTGACTCTGGTGTAATCTTGAGCGAGCGAACCTTACCAGAGATGTCAAAGCCAAACTCACGGATTCCGCGAAGGGCTGCTTGGCGCAAGAAGGTGCGTGTTACATTGCTTGCATAATCATCGCCCTCAACAGATATGAGGAAGTCGTTGATGATGTCATCTATGTCTACTAGGTTGTGTGCCATCTCTTACTGTCTTTTTTCTTTCACGTCCTCTTGGGCTGCGTGTTGGTAAACCTCCCTGTCTTTCAGGTTTACTCCGATGAGCATAGCTATCTCAATTACCAGGTCCATCACGTAGTGGTCTGGCAATTCAAAATCAATACTGTTTGTGTCATCATACACCTCCTTGTTGTTGGTGGCAGTAAACACAAACTTGGGGAACGATGCACTCAAAGCTCCCGCTGTGGTGAGCCCCTCGGGGTTCTTGTAGTACATCATCTCAATCAACAGTCGGTCTGCTACCCCAGAGCTACCGTCACCATCTGTATCATCGTTTAGCGGAAGACTGTCAGGGTACACCTCCATGGTCAACCCTGTTATGTAGCATGCCGGGAAAGATGTTGTAGGCCTAGACAAAGTACTAGACAAAATAGCTTGAAGCTTATTTGCGTCGTCAATAATCTCAATAGGGATGTGCTCACTATTTTTGGTTGCAGTGCCTGCCACCCCGCTTACAGTATAATTAACCCTTCTTGGCAGATAGTTTACCTCAATAACCCTATTGAAGTTTGTTGGAAGGCTGAGGTTAGAGCTTCGTCTAGGATACGTTGAGTCAGTTGTAGCAACCAAGTCTACCCTGGTAGCAAACCTCGAGAGGTCTTGCTTCAATCCACGGACGCGAGACTCTGACAGCCCCGGGTCTGTGCCGCGAAGGCGTGCAGCCATAGCTCGCTCCAGCTCCATCCAGATGTTATTGTAAACCTTCTGTTGTGCTGTGCCTGCAAACTGGTTGAAGACGGCAGGGGTGACGAAACCTCTCTCGTCTTTGTTTGCTAATCCCTGAAGTGTTGTATAGACCTCTCTTACGCTGGCCATGGTGTTGATATTACTATCAGCAAATATAAACAAAAAAGGGCCGCCCTAAGGCAGCCCCTTGTTGGAGTGGTGCAGGATTAGGCAATCTCGCTGAGCTGCCTTTCAATTTCAGTAAGTACACCAGCACCTTTATCGGTGAGACAGAAGCGGGTCAATACGTCCACTTCGTCCTGTCCGACAGGCACACCGACGATTACGGCGCCGCTGTCGAACCATGTGATAGCCCCTCCCTTGTATCGCACAATCTGGAAGTCGAACCCTTGCATCACAGACACACGAGTCTGAACGATTGGGTTGTCAAACATCTCGATGAACTCTTGTGGCTTGCGCTTTGCAGCCTGAACGAGCTCGCGCTTAATGGCCAGGTTCTCTTGGTCCGTATTGATGTTAAGGCTGATGGCCACAGGTAGAAGCTCCTCAATAGAACGAGACTTAATCATCTGAATAGCATCGGTGACGAGGAAGTCCATATCAATGTTCTCTTGAACCTTTTCCTCAACGTCATTGATTCTAAATGTGTTGCCTCCGTTTGCGTAGTTCTCAGGGTGCTTATCCAAAAACTCGATGAGGTTTGGCTTGGTGTAAGGCACAGAAAGAACATTACGGCGGAACACAACTTGGCTGCGTGTAGCGGCCTCGGACTGTTCATCCACAAAGATTGAAGGCTCACCCGCGCAGTATCTAATCTGGCGAATGCGTCCTTGCTCTTCGTCATAGATGTTGACTTTGCTGTTAGCCAGCTTGAGATAGATACCCCCCATGTTGGAGAAGTAAAACTTATCTGATTTTGATTTGTCCTTGATGTCTCGCTTAATGGTGGGGCGAGCTGGACGTGGTGCCGATGGGATAGCATCGACAATTTCCTGTGTTTCAACAACAGGCTTTGCCGCAGCCTTAGGCGCGGACTTCTTAGCGGGTTTCCGCTGGATAGTTTCTGTAGACATGATTAAAAGAAATTAAAGTCAAACGAGTAGTAAGCGGGAGGAGGCCTTTCCCCCTCCCCTTACCGTAGGTTAATCAGCTATTAGCTGAAGGAGGTAGCCAAAGTGCCGCTACCCAGGATTGAACCTGTTGCGTAAACTTTAGCAACTTCACCGTAGTACAACCTGATACGTCCTCCCTCGAGACCACCCTTGGTGGTGGCGTTCAAGGTGATAATGGTATCAGTGCCGTCAGAGTGGAACTGAACGGTTGAGCCGTCGGCTTTTGAAAGCGTCAAGCAACCCTTGTAGTCATCAGCTGCATTCAACGTAATAGTAGCCACGTTGGAACTCGTCTGGCTTGTTCCGACAACGAAGTCGTAGAACTGACCAACTGCCGCAGCATCACACTGAGGCATGGTAATAGCGCATCCGTCTCTGTCAAGCACCACCAAGCTTCCAGACTCTGAGTCGAGCAGAGTTCTAGTAGCAGTAGCGACATTGATGACTTTTTGCTCATTCACAACAGGCGTGCCGTCCAACGACGCGGCGACATCTGAAACGTCAGAGAGGCCAGCAAAGTCTAGGTTAGGAACGTCAAGAATGACTGTACGCTCACTTCTGATGAGGTCCGACATTCCACGGGCGACTACGTGCTCTGTACCTGCAGCGCAAGTCAATGCGATAGAATCACGGGTTGGTGTATCCCCCGAATCTACTGTGGCAAAGTTTGCAGTCACCAGTTCGGCGGCGACGTTCATAGACTCAAACGCGGTTGGGTTAAAGATTGCCCCTGCGTTAGAGGCAGTTTTTACGATAATCATAGTTTCTTAGTGTTTAATGGTTAATGATTAGGCCTTAATCAACACGTGTTGGTTAGCAGCACGAGTCACCAATGCACACTCAGAACGGTAGTTGAACTTGGCAACATCCTTGGTATCGTTACGGAAACCGAGAATAGAACCAGTCACCCAGTGCTCCAACTCACGAGAGTATCCACCTGCAGCCTTGTAGTTCAACTCCAAAGCAGGAGAGCGGTCACCAGTAGTTGGGTCAGTGACGGTAGCCAATGGGCACATCACACCAGCAACGAGCTTAGATTGGACGTCTGCGTCAGCACCCAAGAGAGTTGGGTCGTTCAGCAACTTCCAGCTGTGCTTGTGGAATGTGTATCCACCGCGAGAGAATGAGGAGAATCCGAGCTGCACGGCCATGTCTGGTGAGTTCTGGAAGGCACCGTAAGAAGCGGTGACACCAGCAATACCAGCCTTAGAGGAACCACCACCCTGAGCGACCATGTCGTCGAGGCGCAAGTTCTGTGCAGTGTTAGCGTAGATAGCGTACTCAGGAGCAGAACCCTGCTTGTCGAACTCAATGATGAGGTCGTCCAAGTCAGCGAAGCCACCGTCGTTACCGAGCAAGCCTGAAGTAACCAAGCCACGGTCTTCGAGAGCAGTGATGTAGCCCTCGTTACCGCTCATTGACAAGTTAGTTTGGTCTGCCACTTCTTGTCCAAACAAGAGAGTCATCTCGCGCTTGTCCAAGAAACGCTGACGGGCGTCCATTTCGCCCTTGATGTACCAGCGGTAGTCGCCGCCGCCCACGTCAATGTAACCAATGTTGGTGGCCTGTGAACCAGACACCTCAAAGTTACCCTTCACGATAGCGTAAGGCTTCTGGTAGCGAACCACGTTAGACTCAACGAAACGGTCTGGCTGGTCTTCACCTTCGTCGAAGATGTTACCAATCACTGGCATATCGAACGTATTGTTCTGAGCAACTGTAGTGGTTGGCTGATTCATGAATGCCACAGTAAATTCTGTGCCACTGTTGAGCGAAGAAGTTGCAGTCACAACCACGCGGTCCTTGCCGTTAAGCAAAAGGATGTCACCCTTGATAGGAGTGTTTTGCTTCACATCGACAAGCGGAGTGGAAATTGCGGCGTTAGCATCCGCCACAAACACAAGAGTTTGGTTAGCGGCAATAGAAGCAGCACCACTTGAATCGTTCTTTGTCGTGGCACGAACCTTCTGGTGCAAACGAGCCTCCTCGTAGTAGGTTACTTTCTCAGCAGAACCAGCAGCCTTGACGGCTCCTGTCATACGCAAAAATCCGGTAATGCCTTGGTTACCGTAAGCTTTAATCAGTTCTGGACGAACGTCAAGGGCGTTAATGGTGCTCATGAAATCACCCAGAGAAGAGTACTTCTCAGGAGTTGCCAAGCCAATAGCTGAAGCGCCTCCCCCGGTAGAACCACCGAGTTGACCATGAACATTTGGAGCTGTAATGTTGCTCATAATGTTTTCTTTTTAAGAATCGTTAAAAGTTAAAAGTCATTCCTTTGTCACCTCCGAGAGCTCCTGCGAGCTGGTCGATAATCTTATTTCTTTGAGCTTCAGCATTGTTGTCTACCTTCTGCGCCTGTGGCGTAGCTGGTCGAACGTTAGCTGCGTTTTGAACAACGCGACGCTGGCCATCGCTCATACCCTGTCGGTACACTGCGCTGACGATTTGGTCAATGTTGTCCGTAACTGCTCGATGAGAATTAAGAAGGTCGTAGTCCCACTTGCCATCATCAGAGACATAGGAATCAAAAAATGACTCGAGTTTCGCATTCTTCTCCTTCAAGGTGTCCTTGTACTGGTCGGCGAGGCCGTAGGTAAATGTCTTACCCGTGGGCAAATCAAATGAAATACCGTCCAGATTGTCCACCTCTTTGGACATGCTTGCGACCCACTGGTCATCAATCGGGCTCATAAATTCATCTTCGGTGGCTTGCGAGGGGTCCGGTGTACGGAATGCCTCACGAATCTCCTCGATAGATTGACGAGCCTTCTCGGCTTGCATCTTCAGTTCCACAGACGATGTGGCGACTTCTTCTTCCGTGTGTCTCTCAGAGTCGAGCTTGTACTTATTTTTCATAAGCGTATCAATCTCTGCTGAGGTCAGCTTAGGGAAGTCCATCTCCATCTGCATACGAACAGCCTTTTGGTCATCCATTTCGGAAGTATCCAAGGTCTGATACTTGTACCAGTCATCGACAGAACGTCCCGTCTCGGTGACGAACTCGTTAATCGCTGCGACCCTGGGGTCGATGTCAGCCTGCCTGTTAAATTGCTCACTCACTTGGTCGAAGCTATCGAACTTCATGTTCAGCCTTTCGCTGAGTTTCTGAAGCGCAATAGAATCTTCGTCGATTGTTTGCCGTTCAACGGGTTGCGTTGGTTGAGCCTGAGGCTCTGTATATTGTTGCTTGAAGACAACTTCTTGAGTTTCCGGCTCCGGTTGTGGAGCAGGCTCAGGAGCTTCCTGCACAGGCTCGGGAGCTTCTTCCGCTACAGGTTGTGTCGCTTGTGGCTCCGAGGGTTCGGGCTCCGGCGAGGGTGCGGGAGCGTCCTGAGGTTCGTTCAAGAAGTCAGGGGTATCACTTATTGAGATACCCTGGGCTTCAGCTGCAATTTCCATTTCATGCTTAGCCATTGTATTTAATTAAGGGGTTGTTTCTTATCGTGCTACAGGCCCGCCCTTTCTAAGGCTAGAGGCCAACTTTACGCTTGCCAAGTTGTTGTATGGAGAGAACTCCAATGAAGGCTTTGCCTGACAGTAAAGGATGGCGTAGTTCGTGTTCGCCGTCGGAGGCGTGAAGTGAGTAATCTCACCGTACACCACCTGGCCGTCGGGGTAGTCGACAGGCTGGATGTTTGTTCCCGCCACATTGCTCATTCTGAACTTTGCGGGGGTCATACGCGCGGCGTCAGTACCAGCATCAACGTTGTCTACACCGAGCATCTCAACCGCAAAGGCTGGGGCGAAAGGCAATACCGTCACATTGATTTTGCCGTCTGTCGAATCTCCTGTAATGTCAGCAATTTCTCTACTCAAGTCTGCATCACCAAACACAAAGTTGGGTGAGTCAGGGGCAATTTGTAGAGTGATGATATTTGTGCTAACATCAGTGCCTACCAAGCTGTAGGTACCGTCAACTTGAGGGAAAGTAGCAGAAGACAATACCACCTTTGTACCCTTCAAGAATGTGGCGGCAGTGATGGTCACTGACTCACCGTACATGTTTACAGCAAAAACCGCGTCGTCTCTTCCAATTCTAAGCTCGTAGTAATCATTACTCGTGTTATACTTAAAACCTGAACCTGACGCAGCGCTGTGCAAAATAGTCTCACCTGCCAGTACCAAGCCAGCTTGAAAGGCGGCTTCACCGTCAGTGTTTCCGCGAAGTACAATAGTTTGGGTGGCGCCAGTGAGCATACGGTTCGTGTTGGCATCTCTGCCTAAGAACTTGCTGCTGTTTCCGCCGTTACTTTGTTGAAATCCCATGTCTTAGATATTAGGCGTCAGTTCCGATTACCATGAACTCAACGAGTGTTGGGTTTGTTGTTGCGTATGCTTTGAGTGTCAATCCAGCGTTGAGAGGCATGAATGCCCAGTCACCACCAGCCAACTTCAAAATGACAGGGTCGCCAGAAGTTGTGTCGTCATACACATAGATAAAGTCTGAGGCGGTGCTGTCGGTGTTTTTGATGTACAGGTAGGCTGGGGCGCTGAAGTCCGAGGCTTCAAACAATGTAGTAGCACTACTACCAACCGCCGTAGCCGTGACGGGTCTACGCGCCAAACCTGTAGTGTTTGCTGCAGTGACATCTGTAGACACACTAATAGACAAGCTGTCAGACAGGAGGTCTGTGCTCGTCAAAGAAATCTGTGCGGTTACTGTTGCCATTTGTTATTCTTTGATGCAAATATATGAAACATTACCACTTGACTTTGTCAGCCCAGTACGCAGCGCTCATCTTGCCTTTTTTGATATTCTTACCGTGCCTAGACTTAAAGCTTGCACGCTTCTTCTTCATCTTGTCAGACTCCCCGGCTTTAGGTTTGCCTGCGGTCTTTGCGCCCTGCTCACCAAAGCGGATGAGCTTCACCTTGTCTCCCTCCTTGGCCAACACCATGTGTGACTTCTTAGCGTGACTAGGCGTCTTCTTGGGCTTGTTGACACCGCTGAGTCCGTGCTTTTTGAGCATGCGCTTCACGCGCTCTCTCATTGCCTCCTTGCTCATCGGCTCATAAGTTCCTTTATGATGTCCTGCTCTTCGCTCTCCTGTAGCTCAGGCCTGGTGCCTTTACGCTGAGAGATAAGCTTTGACTGAGCTTCAGCCTGCTTGTTTACGCGGGAGTCCTTCCGGTTGTCTTTCTGATTCTCGAGGTCCATCCGGAACTGCTTGTCTGACGTAGAGCCTTGAGCCTGTGCCTGCAACTTAGCGGCCATCATTTGGGCTTCGAGATTCTGTCTCATTTGAAGCAGCTGCATTTCAATCTGGCCTTGAACCTGAATCTTCTGCATGTCTGACTGAGCCTTGAGTTGAATCTCCTGCATGCGCATCTGAGCGGCACTCTGTTGTGACTGTTGGTTCAGCTGAGCTTGCATCTGCATGTTTTGCTGCTGTTGTTGTTGCAGCATGGCAATGCGCTTTTTCCGTCGGACAATAAGCAGTCTTTCCGCTTGGTCCAAATCCTTGAGGCGACGGATTGCCATAACGTCTTCCAGGTCAATTTCTCTTTGCGCAAGGGACTGTTGGATGTTTTGCTCTAGGAGAATCTTATCTTCATCAGACATCTCTCTGTCAATAATCACACCGTAGTTGTACAGTGGGAGAGAAGCAAACGAGGAGACAATCTCCATGCTGGTTCGACCAATGGCTCTTTCGTAAGCCTGATAGATGATGGACTCTGGTGGCAGCACCTGCACACACTTAACGATGTCCTCACAGACTCTGCGATAGATAACAGAGGCTGCATTTGTAATGTCGTTGATGGCGTTGTTGCCCGCAGCAAGCTGCTGTTGGCGCACGCCTACGAGCGCGTCAGATTTAGGTGTGCTGCCATCGAGAACCTCGTTCACTCCTGTGACATCACGAATCATACGCAGATAGTGGTTATACAAACCAATCAGCTCGTTGATGTTCCGAATTGTGTTATCCAGCGGACGCACTGGTGGGTTTTGGAATCCACCCTCTGGGTTCTTGCTTCTGTAGTAGAAGACACCAGTCTGCTCGTAGATGTCCTGGATGTCAAGCGGTTGAAGCTCGCCACCAGACCCAAGCTGGACGTTTTCCAATCCCTCAATGTCCACAATCAATCCGTCAGGCTTGGCCTTAGCAATGGCCTGCTGAATCTTGAGGTGAGTAAGCTGAAGCTGGTCAGCAAACCCGATGACAGACGACACCATTGACTTAGGCATCTGACGTCTGAAGTTTGTAGCTACAACGCTGTAAGAGAGACGAGCACGAGTTAGGTCGTGCATGTTCTTAGGTACGTCACGCTTCATACCGTAGTTAAAGAGAAGCTGACTTCCGATAACATACGAGCCTCCGTACACGCACATGTTAGGCATGCTGTGGATGGTGCGCTCATAGACAGAATCGCTTGGAGCCTTGTAGATGTCGCCCTTGTAGTAGAATCCCACATTGCCGAAGCGAGACTCCTTCTCCTCGTAAATCATGTCATCGACACCGATGAACTCAAAGTCCAGTACGTCGACCAGGTATTCGTCGTAACCGTAGACGTGTGTTCCTCGGCTACGGTCATAGACTGTCTGATTAAACTGAGCAGCATTGTTGTAGCTGCGGTTCATGACAGCCTTAGCAATCTTCTTGTACTCTTCCTCAGGGATTTCCGTTCCAGCCATGCGCTTTAGCTCCTGAATAGAAACTCGCTTTACATGGCCTCCGTAGACAATGTCAGAAAAATTTGGGTCCTCAGTGCTAGAGTGAATGAACTGAGCAGGGTCTACATACTCCGTTTTGATTCCGTAAGACGGGTCATTGTTGCGCTTAACCACAGCCATGCCGTTAACAACAAGGTCTTCAACAGCACGACGGAAAGTGTTTTCATCAAAGTCATTCCAGTCAAGAGTGAGTCTGGTTGCAAGTTGAGCTGCAATTTCAGAACTAGTCTTGATGCTGTCAGAAAGATAAATCTCAGCTTCTTCAGAGTTGTCTGGCAAACCCTCTGTACTGATGTGAGTATTAAGGCCAAGTTCCTTAGCTTCATCAATAACTTCCTTTTCCTCAACAGCAAGTTTAGCTAGAACCTTCTTCTTTTCCTTCTCATCCTTGGACATGGGGTCCACTGCCTCCACGTTAGGACTGAATCTTCGAGACAGAATTTTGTTAACAACAATGCGAACAAACTTGGGGACGATTGGTACGGGAGACCAGTCGAGATTGAGCAGTGTTCCATCACCGCCCTGCGTATCCATGCTGCTAAGAATCTGCTTGTATACTGCAGTATCTTGAGTTCCGTTTGCGTAATCCCTGTTTCTGTTAAACTCTACAAGGCGCTTGCCAAAGCCAGTTGAGAAATCATCCAACCCACCCCACTGCGCCTCAATCGACTTCGCGTACTGCACTCCATAGTCGTGACTCGCCTTAACACTGGCGGGGGCCATAGGGTCTGGAAATTGTGCGTACGACTTAGGCTTATGATGACCCTTCATTACTTACTGTATTACAGGCAATGTGCAAATATAAACAAAATCACTTAGAGGGTTTTGACACCCCTCCAGGGTTGTAGCTATACTTGCGGAAGAACTTTTTTCCTGAGAAATCAGCAGTCTTCTTTTTCTGTACTACAGTCTGTGCGGCCAGCAAAGCTAGGCCAGCACTGATGGTCAAGTCAAACTTAGTTCGGTTGTCGATGCGGTACCCAATCCAGTCCTCAAGGGTCCTGTTGAAATACATCCTACCCGCCTCTCCTTTCTCATTGATTCCCACATGGTTATGTATGTAGTCTTCAATGGCTTGTGCATGTGTATGGATGACGTCTTGAGAGTTCGATGGGATGCCCTTGGTCTTCACCGCAACAGAGCCGGAGGTGGTGAGATGTGACGGTCTGTCCAACAGGTAGCCATCGTATCCACGAGTTTCAAAGTACCTCACGATACCGTACTTGTTGTTCTCAACGAGCAGAGGGTACCCGTAAAAGTAGGATGCCATCAATATGTCCTCATAGAAAATCTTAGCCATCGGAGGACGCGAACAATACTCTGCAACAAACATGTTTGACGGGACCGCCATGTTGAATTTGTTGTAGATGTGACACGCACCTTTTGAGCCCCTACCGTCCGTGGTAGCGTCGATGTCATAAGAGTCAACACCTCCACACCCCATAAGTTTGTTCGGTGCTACAAGACTTCCGCCCTCCTTATGCTTTTGATTTCTCATATCAATAGGTGGCATCCAAGACACAAACCACCTGCCTTCTGAGCTAGGAACAAACACCACTTCAGAATCTCTTACACCGCCTCTCCATGTGAAGTTACCACGCACCACAGGGTCTGGATACATGTTCTCATTATGGTCCATCTGCTCGTAAATCTTTCCGATGTTGAACAGTGAACCCTCAACGCTATCACGAAATGCTTCATCTGTGGTGAACGGGAACTGACGAACAATCTCGTTCATCTCCCTAGCGTCATGCTTAAGAGCCTCCCTTTCGTTTTTTAGAAACTCCTTTGCGCCTATCTCTACGGTTTCTCCATCCAGAGTTTCCGTGTGCATCTCCGGGGTTTCGATGATTGGCATCCCGTGCTTGTCGAAGAATCCCTCTAAGGCTTCGTAGGCCGGAATGAAGATTCTGTACAATCCTGAGGTTGTCCTTCCGTTTTTGTTGCGTTCTTGTGGGTCTGAATCTTTCCAAAGTTCTTTGTATTCTTGACCTCCTTTGTCCATAGGATTTACTGTGCTCCCTACGAGTGCTTTGCCGATGACCCGGCGTCCCACAATTAAGCAGGTGCGCTGTATCCTCCAGGCTTCTCTGATGTCTGTTGGCTTCTCCCATTTGCCTGCCTCATCGAGGTAAAGTATGTGGAGCTTCTCACCATCGTATGCGTTGTTGGTGGTGTTCTTCCAGTTGATGATTGTGTTCAGGGCATCACCCTTCACAGAGGTCTTGTTGTTCTTGGTAATCCTTTTAGATGGTTCTCTAAACGCAAGCTCCATGCGTGGGTTCGTAGTACCATCCTGGATAGGCTTAAAGAAGAACGGGTAGGACTTGAAGATAGCAACGACCTTCTTCATGAAGACGTTTTCTTGCGCGTCCTTACCCGTCTTCGACTGGATACCCAAAAGTTTATCCTTGACCTGTGTGGCTTCATCAACTAGAACGCAGGCGGACATGTTCGTGTACCCTGAGCGACGACACTTGGTATACAGTTGACCAAGGCATCTGGG